GCAGCAAGAGCAGTTACTCCTAACTTAATAGCACAGAAAGTAATTGAGTTTTGTTCTCCTAAATCTCCATAAAAAAAGGACCCTTTGTGGGGGTCCTTGTAAAACGATGTGAAATATAAATCACATGAGGTTTTTAACGGCAACGCGACGATAGTAGCGGTTGCTGTTTTGAGTAAGAGCACCTGATCCAACGGTGGTGCCTTCGGCGAACGGGTTAGCAGTGATGCCATACCGTGTCTTAAATCCGATTTTCGGCTGGAAGGAATTCTCACCGACGGCGCGTACCATTTGGAGAGGCACATAAGGACAATAGAACAGTCCAGCGTCATAAGGTGAAGAACCTTTGTATCCAACACAATAGTACTGATTACCACTGTTGGTAACAGCATTAGCGGAAGTAAGGTTAGCAGAATAAGGATCGATATATACGCGATACTTACCTTGCAGAACACCAGCGAAGGTGTTGCCCGTGTCATCAACGTTAAGATTAGCGTTGAGTGCAGGGGTGTAGTCAAGAACACCGGCCATCGTGAGGGCGGAAGCAACGTCTGCAGAGCAGAGGATGATGTTGCCCTTTCCGCGACGAGTTCTTTGTGCGATAGCGTTAGCATCGCGCTCGATTTGGAACAGAAGTCCTTTGAACTTCTCAACCGACCAACGACCATTACTGTCGATGTCTAGGTCGAATACACCAGCAGTTGCGGTGTTAGAAACAGCGCCTTGCTCAGCAATCTTGTAGATAGTACGGATAACTTCGCGGTTAATTTCAGCGAGGATCTCAGTACTCAAGATGTTAGCAAGTTCTGCTTCAGCGTTAAGACCGTGAATGGCCTTAAGGTCTTGAGCCAGTTCTAAACTGTACTCTGCCTTCAGGGCGCGTGACTTAGCAGTAACCGTGACTTTCTCAATCGAGAATGCCATTTGGTTGAAAGCACTGTTACCAGTACCGTCAAGAGATTCGGCATCACCAGTTGCCATACCTTCACCAACGTTATAGTCGGTTGAAGTAGCAGTAGCAGTTGGGTTAAGAACAGATGGGTTGGTGCCACTTTGTACAGTAGTACCCAAACCAACGGTAGCATTAGCCATACCGCCAGTGGCATCAAATCCAGCGTCCTGACCGGAGAATGCGGAATCGGCTTCATTGTAGAATGCCTCAGTTCCTGTCCTACTTGTATAGCGGGAGCGCATTGCAAAGATTAGTCCAGTAGGACCGCTCATTGGTTGAACGCCAGCTAGGTCATATGCGACCAAGTTAGGCATGGAGCGTCTGATCAGGGAGATCAGAACGGGGTCGAAACCAGCAACAGGAGTTGATGCATTAGCACCAAAACCAGCAGTAGTAGCTGGGTTACCCGTAGGTGTACCGGCAGCGTTAGCATAGTTGGTTGGTTGCTCAGATAGTAGCGATCCACCCTGTTGGAAGGATTGCTCATCACGAAGGAATTTTTCTTGATTTTCTAGCAGGACGGCGGTAACCGATCTCTTATGTGAATCTTCGATTTTATCGAGACCATCATAGTCGAGAAGGGGTGCCCATTTCTCCTGCAGATGTTCGGATTGGAACATTGCTTGTACCTTAATTAGTGTTTATAGGGTTTGAATTGATATTAAATTCAGTTATTTGCTAAACGAAGAAAGTGTCTTAAGATATCCAGCCATTGAACCAGAGGCAATCTCAGGTGCAATATCTACTCCTTCAGACAGAGTTTCAGACTTAGCGGTTGAAGGCCTAGAAGTGAAATACGATTCCTTCAAAGTCTCCAGTTTTTCACGATATTCTTCTTCACTTTCAAACTCTACACTTTCAGCAAGTGATGCAAGCTTCTCTTTCTGGGTGGCGGCAAGGCCATCAGAAACAGATTCGAGAATACCATCGGCAACTGATTCAGCAAGACGCTTATTCAGTCCCATGTTCTTCTCAATTTGCTCATTGAGCTTGGTTTCCATATCATCTAGTTTTTCTACCATACTCTCAAGTACATCATACTTATCTTCAGGGATTTCTACATAATGTTCTTCAAATAGTGACTTCATACCTTCTAGGAAGGATTCAGTCATTTCTGTTTTGAGTCCGTTCTCGACTGCAAGAGTGTTCTCTTCAAACCACTCATCTGCAACATATTCGAGATAAGAATCAACACGCTCGGCAAGTTCTGCCTTAGCTTCTTCTACTTGCTCGGCAAGTTTACCAGCGTATTCAGTCTCAATCGACTCTTTAACTGCGGCAACCTTAGAGGTAATAGCAGCTTCAAAGATGGTCTTTGCCTTTTCTTTGAATTCTTCGGAGAGTTCTTCACCACCAAGTAGTGCATTGACATCTTCTTCCATGTCATACTCAGGAAGTTCAGCAACAACATCCTCTTCTACTACTTCATCAGTAATTTCAGGAGTTTCTTCTAGGGTTGCTTCAGTTTCCATTTCTTCCTCTTCCTTTTGGACGGGCATTGCAGGCTTAGCACCTTTGTTGACAACATCCTTAACTTGCTTAAGGGTGCTACCAGGTGTCTTTAACTTTGCAGAATCGTCATCTGGCTTGTAGTTATCAGGAGTTGGACCTCCCAAATCTTCAATAGTACCCTGACCGGGTGTACTACCTTTCGGCTCACCTTCTAAAGGCATCCCCTTTGCTGCATTAGCATTAACGGGTCCTTTAGATTGCTTAGTGCCTACTTCCATTTCTTGTAATTTTGTGCCACGAGACATTTGAACTCTCCGTTTACCTGTAATTAAACCTATTTTTATTTAGAAGTTTTATATATTTGATAAGAAATCATTAAACAAGCTCAATTTCTTTTCATCGAGTTGTTTTTGATCTACAAGAGTATTGATGGTCTTGTAGGTTTTAACTGCGAACTTCTCACGCAGAATACCTCCATCCCATACCCAGTCTTTTCCTTCCATAATTCCTTCAACAAAAGCATCAGGAGCAGAAGGATCAGCAACGATATCAGCAGCAGTTGCTAGCATGAAATCATCACCTACTACATTATATCCTTCACGAGTTGGCTTCAGTGAACCAATACCTCTTGAAGAAACACCAAGTTTTACTCCTTCCTCAACAAGAGAAGAAGCAATTTTGCCCATTGGTGTGCTAAGGATCTTAGCCTTACCAATGAAATTAGAACCGTTCTCCTTTAAAGAGACAATCTTGTGGGATACCCTATCAAGATTAACGGTAGGACCATCGGGATGACCCAATTCTCCAAGTGCTCTTCCAGTAGTAACATGGTTTTCATTATACCGTGTTACTTCCTTACGAAGAGTTTCCATAGGATACATCCGACCATTACGGTTCTTGATATTTCCTTGGAGGAAGACTCCCTCAATATACATCGACTTCTTGCCGTTACGATTTTCGACTAGAAATTCGACTGATTCGATTTCTTCTCTAATGAGTTTCATCAGGCGTCTCCGCTAACTTGTACTTGTTGAACATAAAGTGTTCCAGTTGAACCTGGAGTAATCCCGGCAACTTCAAAGGTTCCTCTGAGTTGTGCCCAATTATCAGAATTATATGCAGTAGCAACACCAGAAGTATCTGTATTTACAACAATGCGAGTATTATAATACCCATCAAATCCTTTTGTGCTATCAATAGATTGTACTGGTTTATGACTAAAATCAAAATAACTTTGATCAGTAACAGTCAAAGAAACAGTATCCCCTGCAGCAAATGGTGCCCCAGTACCTTCTGGAAAATCAATAGTGGTAGTAGTACCAGTAGTGATTCCAACCACTCTTTGAGAAGAAGGTCTTCCACAACTAATAGTTGCTTCACCATCTGTTTTCACATAAAAATCTGCTGTAGTTGCTGTGGCAAATGTACCAATAGCAACATGGCAAGATGTACCGACCGATACCACTCTTATAGTATTAGATTGATGGGCAAATGAAGAGGACTTGGCCGAAGTCCCTGTTACTGCGAATAATTGCCCGCTTCCTACTGGTTTATGTGCCATTATAGATACAAATTCATTGTTTTATTTATTTATAATTACTCCTCACCATCTTCACTATCTGCCATTACAGCATCTGCTTGAGATTGAGTAATAGCATTTGCAGAATCAAATACACCTGATGCTACTTCAGGGCGAAAATTATTCACTCTGTCAGCTGATTTTGCATATAGCATATCTTTAATTTTATCACTAATTTGTGAAGGAGATTCATCCTTCGCCATTAAATCCATAAGTTCATCCATTGTAATTTTTCAATATACTTATCTAAGGTATTTATATCTCTCCACCCTTAGGTATTTTTGTCGCCTTTCCTTGGCTCTCTAAATCAGGTTCTTTAGGAGCACTAAGATTATCTACAGGAGCTCCAAGTTCTGCTGATCCACCTGCTTCCATATCCATTAATGGAAGTCCAGTTGCGGGATCAATAGTAGCTGGATCGGGAATAGTACCATCTGCAATCTCTTTTGCAATTAACTTATCCTGCTCAATAATTTCCTCATCTGTCTGGTGAAGAACTTTACGGCGAACCCAATCCTGAGAAAAATACCTTCCAATATATGGCTGGACTGATTCTACACTACCCAATCTCTCATTAAGAAGTTCAGTATTCTTTAATTCTGAGAAATGATTATCATATAAGAAGTCATATTGGATATGTTCACTCATTATTTCCCAGTCTTCTGGGGTGACAACATTCTTCAAAAGAAGTTGAGTTTTTAGCATATCATTGAACATATTTGAGAATCTTTTCCTCAAACGTCCAACAAACTTAGTGAATTTAAGTTCATCTCTTAGGATTTCAGAAGATCTCCCCAAGTTAAATCCACCTTCTCCATCCATTCTGGAGATAGGAACATTTAAAGATCGGAATAATTTCTTTTTGAAATATTCGATGTCTGTGATTTCTCCAAGGTTTTGTCCCCCAGGTAAAGTAGAAATCTCAGTACCACGTCCCCCTTCGCGTCTTGGTAACCAAAAGTCCTCCAACATCGCCATATATTTTTTGTCGTCTCTGATTTCTCCGGTAGATGCGTCATATACTAATTTGTTACGATACCTCATCATTACATCACGAAGGTATTGTTCTGCCTTTACTTTAGGCAAATTACCAACATCAATATAGAAAATTCTACGTTCTGGTGCTCTTGATAGTCTATAGATAACAAGACTATCCTCAATCATTCTAAGTTGATTAAGTGATTTAATTGCTTTATGAAGATATGATAAGGTATTCCCTTTATTCCTATCTACAAGACCAGAAGTACAATAAGTAATCGAATCCTTGGTCATTTTAATACCCTGACTCTCACCAGTAGCATTAATATTACCAGTAGGATAAGATGCCTTGGGGTTGTAAATAAAATACTCTTCAATTTCAGGAAACTCATAATCCATTGGATTATCGCTAGAAGCTCTTGTTACATTATAACGATCTCTATCAGACTTCTTACTTTGTCTCATAAAGCGCATTTTCATTGCATCAATATAACGCATCTCCTGAATCCCTTCATGAGGGTTTTTTAAATCAATAATTTTATGGTAATAAATTCTACCATCAATATACCAATTCCTATAGATTTCATGCGCTTTTCTGTCAAAATCCAATAAATCTATAATATATTTAAATTCATTTCTTATTTTATTTTTAATACCATCACTAGCATTAAGATTTTCTAAATCAATTTTTATAGGAGCATCGTTCATATCTGTAACGATTGCTTCATTTACAATATCTTCGATAGCACTATCCACTTCTGGATGTAATGCCATTTCACGATATCTTTTTAGAAGGTCAAATTCGGTTCTATAGATTCCTTCAATATCTACATAAGAACCAAAAAAACCAGACGACATATAGTGATCACTCCCGTCCTCATCATTAGGAGGAACGGGAGAAACCGCAGAAGGAGTTAGTGATTCACTGTCCTCTATAGAGAACCCAAATAACTTAGGCATGATTTATAAACTTTCTTCTATTTATCAGACTCTTTAAGGGAAGATTCTGCTTACTGTCCATCAATTTCAAAATTGTTGACAGCAAATTCAACTGTATACTCTTCAATAGTATCACCAGAATCATACGATAGATCAATTGCCGATATATTCGTTGGGAATATATCAATAAATTTGTATGTCTTTAATACTGATTGTACTGTTGAACCAGCAGAACTATCAGTAGAGAAAGGTGCTTCACCTCTACCAAGCTGTTTGACAACAGCATCGCTCATATAAGCATTGGGGCTTGTAGCACCATCATTACTAGCTAGTTGGACAATTAATTCCATCCACTTTTCAAGTGCATTTCTGAACTTAAAGTCTTCATCATTAATGATTGTTACAGTCCATACATCAACAGTCCTGTCTCCTGCAACTTTAAAAATACGACCTCTGAATGGGACATCGATTGCTGCAATATTTGAAGCAGGTAGTGATGCTGCTTTACATAGGAATGAGAATTTTTCCTGATCCCAATCTCCATCGCCCTTAACGGCATCATTAGTAAGTTCTACTTCAAATAGATTAGGTCTTGCACCACCACCGGCCAATTGTGATTTAAATTGACCGATAGTTCTTCTTGTATTGGTGTCTGCCATGATTAGTTTGCCTCCTTGTTGTTATTTAGATAATAGAATTAAACGCGACCAGCTACTTCTTCAAAGCTAACACCAGTACGGGTAGCAACGAAAGTAAGTGTGACATAATTAATCGACTTGGCAGGCTTCAAGAAAATGTCTGCGCGGAATTCATTATTATCAATAACATCAGGCGTGTTGTTTGTTTCGTCGCAAACAACAAGGAATCCGTAAAGTCCTCTCTTTGCCTGAATATCGCGAAGATATGGTTCAACGATGTTGCGGAAATTCGCTCTCGTTAACTCATCGTTAAGTTCAAAGAGTTGAGCTTCTGCTGCTTTCTGCAATGCTTGCTCAACAGTAAGGAACAGGCGACGAACGTTGATCCTATCAAATGCAGATGCATAACCCAGAGCAGTCTTATCTCCGAAGAGAAGTGTTCCAAGTCCGGGTGTAGTAATAAAGGAGTTAACCCTCTTAGGATAAAGTTGATCCCTTTGTGCCTTAGTTGGGTTATATGCAAGTTTAACTGCATTGTTAATAACACCACGCTGTTGTCCAGCAGGTGAGAACCAAGGATAGGCAACAAGGTTAGTGCGAGTCATCAGACCAGCAACATCAGCATTGGTTGGAATCCAACGGAACTTATTGTTAAAACGATCATAGGTATACTTATAACCACTATCAAAAATACCATAAGAAGTAGATGTTAATGGACTAAAGTACTTAATTAGATTATCAGTCTGAGTAGTAGTATTAGTAATGTTAACTAAATCATTTCTATGTGGTCCAATAGTAGCAACACAATCCTTTCTAGAATTTGCTAAAGAAAGAAGATAATTTGCTTTTGCTTGCGAATCATAAAGATTCGGAAGACCTGGACCCATAATAATATAATCAACTTCAATTTCATCTTTATTCTGGAATTTACCATAAGATGTGATAAGATTTGCAAGAGTTGCTGCATAACCATTATAAGTGGAATCATAATTAACTCCACCAGCAAATGTATAAGTTGTATTTCCAGTAGCACTAAAGGTAATACCCTGTGCATTTTGTCCCCAAAGACCATCTCCGGTCGAAATTGGACTATATGAAGCAGCATTACCAGCAGCAGTAGTAAATCCGACTGCTCTTGGATCTGTTCCCCACTGTGTATCTGACGCCTGAGAAATGTTATACCCAGCATAGATATTGTCTGAGTAATCTGCAAGGAAATTCTTGTAGTAATTCTTTTGAGGAGAATTTACATCAGATATTGCATCAAGTGCTTTAGAAAGACCTAAATGCTTTTCAATAATATTACCTTTAATTCCGGTAAGAGTTCCATCATCATCAACAACAACAACATGCATACCATCACCTTCACCACTTCTATTGGTTGAATAGACAGTTGAGATTGGTCTCGGAGCAATTGACTTCCAATAAGTTGTTGCGTTAGTAAGACCTAAAGTTTGAGCATCATACCAGTCAACAATAGAACTTGATGTAGCACCAACACCTATTCCAGTAGAATTAACACCAACACTATTTACAAACCAAAGTGTTTGATCAGCAG